CAGAACCCCTGTAGGTTATGAAAATCCTGTTCCAGCGCTTCATCTCATTGAGGCAACTGGAGCAGGCAATTTCAGAATCTTCCCTGGATCTTCTTCCAGAACCGGAGTCTTTGATGTCAATAGCTTATCCATGGAGATAGCAGCAGCAGCTGTTCTTTCCTTCAATAAAGATCTGAATATCCTGGAAGGAGAATTTCCTTTCGATCCCAACCAGACAGACTATGATCTCTGGGTAGATGCAAGAACTCAAGCTCTTGCTTCCTTCCCAGACGTTATAACCTCTTTGGTTAAGGTTTGTCGATCTCCTTCGAATCTCGTATCTCTTTCCATGGGCCGTGATATGACTCTAAAACAGATTCACGTGTCCGCTCGATTCGTTGCAGCCGTTCCTTTAAGTCACATAGAAGGGGTGTTTTCTGCTACAGAATGCAATCAAGAAACCTTGCGTGAAATGCATAAAACTTTTTCTCGTTTTCTTCCAGATGTGAAGATAATGGTCTATGCAGCCGACGCAGGTATGCGCGTTCTAGGGAACACCCTTACTACGTTCAGAAATGATATAGCTTTCTATCCTGTGTCTTACGTCGGAGACCCAACCCGTGTCTCTATTTATAAACCCGATGGGTCGGGATGTCATATCCCACTCATTGATCTTTATAGATACAAACACGGTATTTATGTCTTTGACGAGAAACACATTGTAGGAACTGCCGGTCTCACTTTTGCAGTCAACCACTTTTCTTCCAAGATAGATCAGTTCTTCGCTTCTGCTCCTGCAGATATCAAGGCTAAGTTACTCGCCGAAAAAGAATTCATGCTTGCTATGACATGCGCATCGCAAGGCGAGTACAGTTTGCTAGAGAGAGCGAAAGCTTATCTAAACAATCCTGCTATGTGGTTTGTCCTCATGGCAGTTCCTGTCATTTTCTTTGGAGCCTACGGGCTCGGCCTCTTTTCTTCAAAAGTAGATCCTCATCAGATTACAGCCGCCAAGAATACTGTACATGGAATAGTTATCACCCAGGTAGGAAATCTTCCCATAGACAAGTACATTGACCAATATGAAGCTCCTGCATCTGTAGAAACAGCTCTCATGTCCCTAGATGATGCGGTCGTTTACTCTCAAGGTAGCGGCAAAAACAAAGGCAGAGCACAACAAACCCGTCACGTTCGAAATAACAACAAACGTTCCGGTGGCGGAGGCAGATTCTACATAGTCAACGGAAAATTCATTTATGAAGGTTCCGCTGGCTACGATGAAAAAGCCCAAGCTGCCTGGGACAAAGTTAGAAAGAGCAAGAAGGTTGCTTGGAGCTATCATGACCAGATGGACTGTTACTACACAAAAGTTGACGGACTGGTTTTCACTACCGACGCCGACGGTGAAAATATGTACATATCCAGTGGATTTGTGGATCCCCAGAGTTGTAGAACCTTAAATGATTCTCAATCCTGGGAGACTCCAGCTGTCTCTTCCCTAAGGAAAAAGCTCGAACGCAATCGAGTTATTGTTAGAGGGAAAGGCGAAGATGGCAACATGTACCACGCTTATGGACTTATGATCACCCCCGAACTTGGAGTGACAACCAGACATGTCACAGCTGCTTTTGTTTCAGATTTCACTGTAGAATGCGACCAATTTGTCCGAAATGTTCCAGCTAAGGTCTACAAAGAAGATGCCAACAGAGAACTTGCTTTCTTCACCTTCACTGCTCCTACAGTTTATCAGACAGGAAAGCTTGGCTTTTGCAGTATCAAGAAAAATCTTCATTCAGAAGTTGATTTTGTAAAAGTAAGCCAGTGTATGCTCACTCGACCGGGCCAGAAAGAAACCACTTTTCTGGCCTCTTCGACTGTCCATAGTCACTATCCCTCTGTGGCCTTAGGAGTTTTTGAAAATTGGGTGGGGAGAGTAGGAACTTTCCAATTTGGTACAGGCGAAATGCCTACCAGTAGTGGAGACTGCGGTCTTCCCTACGTTGCCGTTGACGATATGAACAATCCATTTGTTGTGGGTATTCACGCAGGCTTTCAAGGAGTCACAAACAGAGGTTTGTACGCTTGTTTAGCTTCTGAGGATATTCCCATAGTAAATGTGAGTCAGAATGCCATCGCATCTGAAGAATACATCGGCAATTACCAAGAAGTTCCTGCTGTCCACCATCCTGCATGGTTAGAGCAAGGTTTAGAATCTCCAACAATTCTCGTCAACCGGACTCATCTCCCCTTGTTTGAAACTTCTCCTTCTGCCCCTCCTCAAGCTCTCTTCCCAGAAGAAGGGCCAGGATTGCTTATACAGGAAAAGAGTGTTGATCATAGTATTCCTATGACTCCGGATCTGAAAATCAGGGCTTTTCCTTGGTTAACAGAGCTGGAATCTTGGATGCCTAAGTACAAGCTTCCTGTTAGAGATTTCAAACAATGCACACAGGAGATGAAAGATAAAATGATAAAAATGACAAACGGGGAACCAAATCAATGGTACACCAGAGTAGGCAAACAGGTTAATATACCCAATAAGATTGCTCCTTCGGAAGAACGCTTCTTCAGGATGGCTGTAAATAACCTTGCCCACCACTACGCTGCCAAAATCGGTGGCCTAGATCTTCTTTCCGAAGAAGAAATACTCAATGGTAGACCCACTGAAGATGTTCCCCCGATGGAATTTAATTCATCGTCAGGTCCTCTCTTGAATCGTTCTTTCCGTGTTCACACTAAGAAAGAACTTTTTGATAGATCTCAACCTGGGAAAACAAAATTTGCCTCTACTAGACCAGCAATTTTCACTCAAACACTGATGAGAGATCAGTGGCTGGCCTACAAGAAAGGGCAAATTATATTTTCTCCAAATTCTGACAAACTGAAGTCCGAAACATTACCAATAGAAAAATGTTGGAAGGCTCGTGTCTACTCTGTGTGTTCCGTAGAATCGACTTGCAATCAACGTAGAGTTATTGCGCCTATACAGGCTGCTTTTCAAGCTCTTCGTTTCTACGAACCTCACAAAGTGGGCATAAACCCTCTTACAGATTACCATCAGTTGTACCAATATCATGCAAACGTTGGTTTGATGGGC